AGATGCTTATCCCGGTAATGGTAAGAAAGCAGCACAGGGAGGTGCTATCTTTGGAAAAGAAGGTGAGTTTATGTCTAGAGTAAAGGGACGACCATTTGTGTTTGCTTCTAATCTCAAACTTGAGCACTATGGAGTTTGTAAATTCCCAACTGAATTACGAGGACCCGTGACAATATCCAAAATGGATTGGAAAGATATACCTTTATCGGAAGAGCATGGAAAAGAAACTTAAAAACAGAATTGGTGATGGAAAAATAAATACAGGAATGGAAATGGTTGAAGCAGAAGAAGAGAGGTTATGGGAATCGAATCCATTAGAGGCTTTGAAATACGAAAAAATTGAATTTCGTAAAAAGTTGAATTGGTGGGCACGTTTTTCGTTATCATTAATTGTAGTTCTTACTTTTTTATTTTTAATTTCGTTGTTGTTTTACGCGGAATTACCACAAGCATCGAGGGATTTAGTCAATATTATGGTTGGTGCTTATGTGGCAGTATTGGGTAAGGCTACTGATTATTGGTTCAAGGACAAAGAAGATCCTGAGCATAAAGAAACTGAAAATGTTGAAAATGGCAAGCATGATAATTTGACTTGACTTTTATTAAATAATGTGTTATAATAAAATATAATAATGGAAATTTTACCGAATATTTACAATCCCGAGCGGTTCAATAACGAGATCGAAGAAGTTGTTGAACGAACTAAAATGAGTTATCTTGATGCTATACTGTATCATGCCGAGATGAATAATCTTGAATCGGAAACGATAGCTAAGTTGATTAATATTAGTACAAAGAATAAATTGAGAGAGGAAGCAGAAACTTTAAATTTCTTGCCGAAAACATCTAAACTTCCTTTATGATTTATAGTGTGACTCCTTTTGAAGTGTATCAAAAATATTTGTCCTTGAAACAACACTTCAATAAAAAGGGATACGATTATTTTAAATTTAATGGGAAGGTTCGTGCAAGCGAATCTTCTTTTGAAAAAAGAAAAGACAAACATCATTTTATACGTTTGTCGAAGATATACAAAGAAGATGAACTCACTAAGTTTTTTGTCTCAAACTTCGTTAAAACAAATGATCTCTGGGTCGGCAATATCACATCGCCAGAGGGTAGGCAGAATTATATTTCATGGAAGGCGAAAATCCAAGGTCTTTCGTATGTGTTTGAAAGTGAAATTAGTACGTTGTTTGATACAAGCGATGAGTTTAATTTACTTTTTAAGTGTCGGGATGGTCAGCATCCCCCTGTACTTCGCCGTGTATTTGGCGAGGAAGTGTCGATTGAATCCTTCATTATAATGGATTCAATACTTCACTTTGCCCCTACCTTCAATGAGGAGATAGGGGAATCGGTCATGTGGCCGAGACTGTATGATATATGTAATAAGTATGCACCATTCTTGAATGTGAATAAGCAGAAATACGTTGACATACTACGAAAACAAGTAGAATTTCATTATGCATAAAGTGGATAATCTGAAACACGCAGAAAAGGAGAATAAGATGGCAAATTCATTTGCATCTCTCAAAAATAGTCGAAAGACTGCTCTTCAAAAACTTCAGTCAGAAGTTGAGAAGATTAACAATCCCCAAAACAATTTTAGTCGGGAAGATGACCGTTTTTGGAAGGCGGAACTCGACAAGTCTGGCAGTGGTTATGCTGTCATTCGTTTCCTTCCTGCTCCAGACGGTGAGGAACTACAGTGGGCAAAAGTATTCAATCACGGGTTCCAAGGACCCGGCGGTTGGTATATCGAGAACTCTTTGACCACTCTTGGTAGCAAAGATCCTCTTGCGGAGTATAACTCCACTCTTTGGAATTCTGGGGTTGAGGCGAATAAGGAAATCGCCCGTAAACAGAAACGGAGACTCACTTATATCTCCAACGTTTATGTTGTAGAAGATAAGGCCAATCCTCAGAACGAAGGAAAGGTATTTCTGTTCCGTTATGGAAAGAAAATCTTCGACAAGGTGAGCTCGATGGCAAACCCTGAATTTGAAGATGAGTCACCAGTTGACGTTTTCGGTTTGTGGGATGGTGCGAACTTCAAGTTGAAGATTCGTAAAGTCGATGGGTTTTCAAACTATGACAAAGCGGAGTTTGTAACTCCTGCTCCACTTTTCGATGATGATTCGGAATTGGAACGTGTCTGGAATGAGGAATATTCTTTGGCAGAATTTGTCGATCCCAAGAATTTCAAGTCCTTTGAAGACCTGAAAGCTCGTCTGGATGTGGTTCTTGGAAATGTGGAGACTGCTGCAATGTCAGCACCAACTTCAGTTGTCAGTGAAGACGTTCCATTTGATGGTGGGGAACCTATCAATAAACTTTCATTCAATAAGAACGAAAGTGAAGTAACCAACGATGACAATCTTGATTACTTCAAGAAACTTGCAGAAGCGTAAGTTTATGCAACGTGTCTAAAATGTGAAACAGCCATATCTCGTCCTGATCCTGGCAAGGATGGTCCTTGTGGATTGGGCGAGTTTATGGTTGTTTGATTGATGACAGTTTGATTAGAACTTGCATCAGTTATGACCGGCGATTGCGAATTATAACTCGCTATCGTTCCTACCCTTGCCAGTGCCATTTCATTTAAGGTCGCACCTGCAATTGCGGGTGCAAGCGCAGCAGCTAAAATTTGACCACCTGCTTCGCTTTCAAGTGGAATAACTGCTTCTTTACGTCCGGACGCACCAGAGGATGAAAGTGGGATGGTAGGTATACCACCCCTAGCAAGGCCAGGTCCAGACCAACTTGGACTTTCGCCAACTACTACTCCAGATGCAGGAAGATATGTTGGTTTAGTAACAATGATCCCACCACTAGCAAGACCTTGCTCATGGAGGCGCACCTCATTATTGATTATCTTACTCCTAATCACGTTCTTTACCTCCTCATCCTTGAGTGCTGCGAATGTTTCTCTGGTATATCCTAATTTTTCGAGTTTCAATTCTTGCACGGATTTTTTACCATCAGGCCCGTGGCGGTATGATGCACCTACAAGGCGAGAAGCACTTCCATCTCTATTAAATATTTTAAAAAACTCTTTGTCATCGCTCTGATCCCCGCCAAGATATTCTGTCGTAGTCGCTTTGCCCTCTTTATCAAACGTTGTAATTGAAGTTCCTACTCCTGTTGTCGTAGTTTGTGTTTTACGATATTTTTGAATTGCATCGGGATCATCAAGGGCAGTTCGTTCAGTTTTAGCTTCTTCTAAGTCTTTAGTTGCCCTCTTCGCAGCTGTCCTTTGCATTGGTGTTTTGTTCTCGATTTTGTCCAGGCGCTCCTTCTCTATTCCCAGTATCGAAACTTTCTCATCCAATTCATCTTTATCGTCTTGTAGTTCTTTTTGAAAATCTTCTTCGGTTTTCTTTTCTAAACCTAGAAATTTTAATATATTATCGAATTTGTCTTTAATCCAACCACCAATATCATCAATTACTTTTGCAATCTTATTCCCACCAAAGAATCCTAAAATTGCTCCTAAAATTGCACCAGCAATACCACCAATGATAGTACCCACGCCCGGCAGGATTAATGTTCCTGCTGCGGCACCGGCAGCTGCCCATTTCATACCATTAAAGATTGCATTTATTCCACCACCTTCTCCACCACCAAGAATTCCCCCAATGATACCAGAAAGTTTACTTACTCCCCATTCTTCTGCCTTGAAATATCCTAAAATCCCATCAATTATTGGTGCTATAAGTACTCCTGCAATTGCACCAATTTTCGCTACAAGACCTATCCCTTTCAAGATACCTTGCATTAATTTGGCACCTCCACCTCCTCCAAATTTCCTAGCAGATTTTAATAATATGGCTTTAACGTTTCTGAATATGTTAGAGATTAATCCACCTTTTCCACTTAACAAGGAAGTAAGTCCTAACATTTTAGAAAGTCCCATCATTTCTAGAAAACTCCAATCACTCTCATCACCATCCATACCTGCTTTCCCACCCCCACCTACAACTGTGCCTCCTGCCCTTTTCGCTTTTTGAGACCGGAGTCGTTCTCTTCTATCTTCTGCACTTTCTTGATTTCCTGCCATGAAACTAAGATGCCCCTCAATGTCTGTCAATAATTGATTGGTAGTACCAAGTCCTTCCCCAACCTCTTGAACACCTCCAGCAGTTTCTTCTGCGGATTCGACAGCAACTTCACCCAATTCACCCCCGGCAGTTTCTGCTTTGGCTGTTGCTTCTTTTCCTGTCTGCATTTCTTCTGTCAGCACCTGTGTTGCATCCACTTGCATTTGGTCTGATTCTAAATTTTTCTTATTTTCTTGTCGTCTTTTAAAGAAACCAACAGTGAGACTGGAAGCAATTCCGCCCAATGGGCCAAATGTTTCGCTCAGTATTCCATCAAGACCACCAGTTATAGTGGCGCCTATATCCGCAAAATTCTTTTTTAGGTCTTTTCCTAGTGTTACCTCCATTTTTTGAAGAGCATCTCTTGCCTTAGCAGCTTTTAATTGATCTTTCGCTGCTGCTTTGATTTCTTCTTTCGTGGAGTTAGTATTATCAACAATCTTTTTATTATCTTCAATAATTTTATTGAGGGTTGAAATCGTTTCTTTTCGATTATCTTTCAACTCTTTTGTTAAAGTTTTAAATGCGGTTTCTTCTGCCATTTTTGCCTAAGCTTGGTTTTGTTTTTGGATTCTATCGTTTTCTTCTTTGACCCAATTGGTTAACAATGAAACGTAAATATCTCTTTCGTAGGGCATCATATCCTCGATTTCGGTCAAACTCCACTTGTGATGTTGTATCATAGCAAATGTAGACAAATAGTAATTTTCAAGTGAATTATGACTCAGGCCTATCCGAAAAAAGATTCAAGACCTTGTAATGTTGTTTCCTTTTCTTCTCCGCAAGTTTCACATTTATACTTGACGGTATGTTTCAACGTAGGCATTGTATCAAAGAAATTTTTAATCTTTGTAAATTGTTGAGTATTCAAATTATCAAGGAACTCATCAAGTTCCTTTTCGTTGAATGAATCTCTTTCAAATGTTTCTTCATCGGTGAAAATCATTTCAATACAATCTTTGACAATGCTCATTCCTGTTACTGAATTTTCTTCGCCTTCCATAATATCCCCTAATTTATCCATGTCAGGGTAATTCATTTTAATTCCAATTTTATCATCTAACATAATTTTTGAATCATGTTCTTCATTTTTAATAACCGTAACTTCTTCTAAATTTAGTTCAACTTGTGTAGAATTTTCACACAAATTACCTTTGTTGTTAGGGCAACCCCAAGGTTTCAATCCAATGGTAACTGATTCGCCTATGGATTTGGCCCGAAGTCTCAGGAACAAATATTCTATATCAAATGTTGGTAATGCGTTTACATCAATTTCTTCTTGAACACAATTGTTGATAATCTGTTTAACTGCTGGAATTATTGATTTTTGATCAGCACCTTCCATTGCAGTCAGTAATATTTTTTCTTCTTTGACCAAAAATGGTCGGTATTTTATAACCTTCTCAGTTGACGGTAAAACCGTTTCATACACTGGAACGTTCAATTTAGGTAATGCCATAATAAGTTCCTTTCATGGTATTATTAATTATAATTATTAGTTACCTATACTATTAGTTGTCCATTTGGAGTAATTCATTGTTACTGTGAATTTTGCTGTTGAATTTTGTGTTGAATGACTCAATT